ATACTATATACTATATACTATATACTATATACTATATACTATATACTATATACTATAAAATATATAATATATAATATATAATATATAATATATAATATATAATATACTAATATAATAATATAATACTATACTATATTTATATATAAATACTAAATAAAAATTATGAAAAAGAAATTAGTAAATGAAGAAATTCTAAGAATTCAAAAATTGGCAGGAATTATCAAAGAAGGTAAATATGTAAAATCTTCTGAGAATATAAATGAAGGATTTTTAGATGATATAGTATCTCGTATGAAAGGTTCAAGTCAGCAAGGAAAATTACTTAAAAATCTACTTGCTAAATTGGGTATAACTAAAAACCCATTTGAGATTTATGGCATAACTGCAAGTATGGATTATGAACCTAATCTTGATTTACAAGCATTTCTATATTCAGGAGGAGATATTAGAACTAAGATACCATTTTCAAAAGAATATAAAGAAGTAGTTGGAGGTTCTATTATTAAATCAAAAATTGTCGTAAATTATAATAGAGATATCCCTACAATAAAAAGAACTGAATTTTCAGTTTGGGATATAGTAAAAGGTAAATGGATACCTGCGAATGACAATGAATTAAATCAAGAACAGCCAATTACGATTGAAAATATGAAAGATTTTGATGACCCTGAGATAGGTTCATTTGTAACTAAGGTTACTATGATGACTATTGAAGATGCAGTTAAAGTGTGGCATAGGAATAGTGAGTATGGTAAAAAAATACGTAGAGTACTTGATTATATGAATAGTAAGAATATCACGAAAATGACTCCTAATGATGCTGAAGAATCTAAAAAAGCATAGATAGTATAATTTTATATAATATTACTGAAATATATTTATAGAGTATTAGAAACAATTACAAAAATAAAATGTATTATATATGAGTTTAAATATTTTTTAATATGATTAAGGAAACTTATAAAGGAAATGCTGAAGCTAAAATACTTGAAGTTTCAGATATGATTTCTAACATCAAAAGAAGTATTCATAACAAGCAAATGAATGAGTCCAAGTTATTAGAGTTATTAGAAACTATGGAAAAGGACTTAAAACAATCATTATTTTTTATGTCATTATGGTAAAGGAAAAATTCGTATTATTCTTAGTAGCTTTATCAGCTCTACTTTTATCTGCATCAGCTGCTTTTTTTTCTGTTTACGGATTAAGTAAAGTTTTTGCAGGAGCAGGAGTATCGGTAATTATCATGGCTTCAGTATTGGAGGGTTCTAAACTTATTGCAGCATACTCACTACATCAAAACAAAGACATACTTCCAACGTCTCTTAAGACTTATCTTTCAATTGCTATAGTAGTTTTAATGCTAATAACTTCAGCAGGAATTTATGGATTTTTATCTAATGCATATCAGATAACTTCCAATAAAAATAATATTGCAGAAAGTAAAATAAATATAGTAAGAGCTAAATCCAACAATCTTACAACGAGGTTAAAATCATTAGAAGACGAGAAGGAGTCCATAATAAAAGATATTACTGAGTTAAGAAATGGATTATCTAATGGAACAATGGTTTCCTATATTGATAGGAAATCGGGGGAGAAGGTAACATCATCATCTTCAGAAACTCGTAAATCATTAGAATCTCAGCTAAATGATGCTACTAAAAGAAGAGACAATGTATCAGATAAGATAGAAGAGATATCCTCACAAGTTGATGGTTTCGAGATTAGTATACTAAATATGGAAACAAATAATGATGCAGCAGCTGAATTAGGCCCTATCATATATTTGAGTAAAGTTACTAACTTACCTATGGATAATCTTATGAATTATTTCATATTAATGATTATATTTGTATTCGACCCATTTGCTATAACCTTAGTTATTACAGTAAGTTACTTAGTTAACAATCTTTCCAAGTCTACTAAAAAAGATGATTTTGCTAGAAATAATTCAGATATATTAGATATCCTAAAAGATGAGGAAACAGATATTACCCAAGCTTACGAAGAAGTAACTTCGAATAACAAAATTAAAAAGAACGCTAAGAAAAGTACTAAGAAAAGCACTAATAAAAATACGGAAGAAGCTAGTATCAAAAAAAAAATATAATAAACCATAAAATGCACAATAAACTAGATGACTTTATTGTGCAAGATGAGTTTATCACGGATGAGTCAAAGATTAAAAACTATAAAGTATCTGTAGTTACCAAACCTAAACCAATATTCAAAATAGTTGATAACGGAAATAAAGTATTGACAAAAGAGAATATTGATGAATTAATTATAGAACCTGTATACGAAGAAATAATATATGACAAAACCGAAAACAATAAGCAAAATTATGCGTTATTAACTCCTGAAGAGTTTCAGGATATGACTGATGAGGATATCAAAACTTGGTATAAAAACACAAAAAAGTAAAAACAAAAAGTTATGGACACTAAAAATCTTGAAGTACAGTATTCAGAATTTATCAACTACATCGATACATACTTAGTCGATAGAGCTGATTCTCTAAAGAAAATGTATGATTCATTCGGGAATAGATTAGTTCTAGCACCCGCAAGTTCTATTGAGTACTACCACAATGCTTTTGTAGGTGGGTACATTGACCATGTTTTACGAGTAATTGATTTTTCCTTGAAAATGTATGATTTTTATGAGCAAACAAATCAAGACCTATCAGGATTCACAAAATCTAATTTGGTTTTTGTTGCTATGAATCATGATTTAGGTAAATTAGGATTTATCGGGGAAGGCAGAGAGAAGTATATCCCAAATGACAGTGAGTGGCATAGAAAAAATATGGGTAAGATTTATAAAACTAATGACAATATACCATTTAATTTAGTTCCTGATTTAAGTTTATATACTTTACAAAAATTTAATGTTTCTGTTTCTTGGGAGGAATATCTAGGAATCAAAATACATGATGGGTTATACGAGGAGGGTAATAAGGCTTATTTCATAGCTAGGAGTGAGAGTGCATCACTCAGAACAAATTTACAGTATATCATACATATGGCTGATTTAATGGCTTCTAAGTATGAATATGCGACTTGGAAAAATAGTAAGAATAAAGAAAAGAATAATATTATTAAAGAATCCAATAGTGCTTTAGATGATTTTAAACAATTGTTTGACAATTCTAAAAAATAACAGTTATGATTATAGCAATATTAATAACATTGAACATAGTTTGTTTTTATGTAATTTATGTAAATTTAAGTAAGATAGCTCGTCTAGGGGATGCCCTAGATGAGTTGGAGGCTGATAATGATGAGTTAATATCATTCATTAGTAATTTAAATACAAGACTTCATATTGATTACACTCACTTGAAAGAAATAGATAGGAGAGGTTCTTTTGAGTCTGATGACGAAGTTGGTTTTGTATTTAACACTATAAAAAGCATTATTGAGGATTCTTTCAAAATTGTTAACGATTTTTTGAAAACAATAGAATCCAATGCCGAAGAAGACATCGAATAAAGATTATTTTACATTAGATGTAGATAGTGCTATAATTAAGTACAATATTTCAGAAAGTATAAAAGAAAAACATTTAATATACACTAAAGAAATTTATCCATCATTAGATAAGTTAGCTGAAAATTTAATAAATACTTATAAGTGTCCTTATATAAATTTAGAATTTGAGGACTTAAAACATGATGTTGTATCATTCCTAACAGAAAAGTTACCTAACTATTCCCAATCAGCGGGTAAAGCATATTCATACTATACAGTTGCAGGAAGAAACTACCTGATTGCTCTCAATACCAAAAATTATAGTAAGAGAAAACAAATGGTTGACTTAGTAGAAGTTGACGAGGAGAGAGATATAGTATACGAAGTTTATCAGAATGACTATAGAGAAGACCTTCACATATTTGTAGATAAGTGGGTAGATGATATGTATCTCAAAATATATACAATATTTAAGAATAATGATGAAATTGCCATTGCTGATTCTATATTGGAATTATTCAAAATGAGAAATATACTAGATGTATTTAACAAGAAAGCAATATATTACATAATACGAGAAAGAACAGGAATTAAGACTCAGAAAATAACAAAAGTTATTAATATACTAAAAAAATATTTTAATAATTCTATGAATGAATATTTTAAAAAGTAATATTTATTAGTATTTATATATAAATGTAGATATGGGCAGTAACAATGATTCTATAGTATTTGATAAAATGTCTTTTTCGGATTTGATGAAAGACATTTACATAACTACAAAAGAGAAAGAGCAAATGATATCTAGGTTGGTTGAGAATATAGAAGGCATGATAAATAGTGCTGAGGATGCTTCAACAATCGGCCCTATTCTTAGAGATTACATCGATTTATCAATTAAGAACGATGACCATCTACTAAAGATGGCAGGAATATTCCAAAGGTCTGTAGCGAGTACTCAAAAATCATCAGGAACAACTGAAATGTATATTCTCTCAGAAGAAGAAAAGAAACAATTACTAGTTGATTATCCTCCTAATAATTTATTAAAATAAATATAGATGTCAATAATATTAGGTGAAGTAATTCAAACAGGTAAGTTAACATATAATGATAATTCAAAAAATTCGGATGGGGATATAATGCCTTTAGGAAGTATCAAAGTTAGATTAATAGCTAATACAGATGTTGAGAATTTAAAAGATGTATATGCAAGACCTATAACTTTAAATTATACTTTTATCCCATTGAACGGAGAATTAGTTGTGTTATTGAAAGCACCGTCTAAGGATGAATCAGGCCCTAAAACCAAGAATATAACATACTACTACTTACCATATCCATTAAATTCTACAGATGATTCTGTTATAAATCAGTTACATGCTTTAACTCAGAGAACTACTAATAAACAAAGTGGTACATTGATGAGGGATAATCCCTTCCCGCCCGGTAATACGTTTGCATTTCCCTGTAGACCTCTTGCACCATTACAACCTTATGAAGGAGACTTGATAATACAGAACAGGGGAGGTTCATCCATAAGATTAGGTATCGGTACGTCAAATAATTCACAATATTATAAAAAACCACAACACCATAAGGATACTAAGCTAGGAGACCCAACATTTTCTATGACATTAGAACCGCCTGACCCTCCTAAAAAAAGACCTATAAATGAGGATGTTGTTGAAATATCGGGAAATAAAAGTCAAACTAAAAATACTAAAAGTCAAAAATATAGAGTAGAAAATCTATCTAATAATTTCACAGGAATTTTTGGGGGAATATCTCAAAAATATACTAAAGTACGATTAGGTAGAGCAAGAAGATTTGAGACAAAAGGAATACCTAACTTTGATAAACCTCAAATATTACTAGATACCTCAAGAATTGTTTTAAACGCAAAAAAGGACAATATATTTTTAATAGCAAATGATAAAGTTATATTAGAGGCAAGAAAGTTTTTTATAACTACAGATGAGCATGATGTTGATTTTGATGAATTAGTAAATAGAGTTCAAGAGTTGGCAAAGCAATTAAAAGACTTAACTTCAGCAATGGCAGTATTTGCCACACCGTTCGGCCCAACAGGGCCTGCAACTAATTTGGTTGAAGTATTGAAAACATATTTACTATCATTGCGATTTGAATTACTCCCCCCTAGCATGTTCATAGCACCTCCCGAACCTAGGTTAGATGTTCATGACTTTGGTATAAATAATATAATCCCGTATGCTATATCAAGGAGACTATTAGGTTCAGGAGGAGGAAATCCAAACGCAAATGCTAACCCTGATTCTCCAACAATACCGTTAGATGGGTTTATTGCGGGACAAGATTCATACGATATACAAACAAGAAAAGATTCTATAAAATTATTGAATACTGTAAATTCTAAAGATATAGAATTAGATTATGACCCTGAGAAAGATTTACCTGAATTTATAAACGCAGATTGCGGACTACCGCTGTCAGGATGTGGAATCATAGTTGATACAAATGGTAAACAAATCAAATGCGATGGTGATGGAATAACAACTAAACAAGAAGAAAAAGAGTCTGAAGATAATTCTCAAAATAATTTAGATAACAAAAATTTAAATGTTAAGTTAGTTAATTCAAAAAATACATGTAATGGATATTTATATGAACTATCAGCAAAAAAATTCGTAGCATTAACGGGTTTAACATTAGAAGTAAAATATATATTACTATTACTTATAGGTAATGATGATTCATGTAAAGGTTGGTATATACTAGATAAAATAGTTGATAATAATTATGTAGTAAATGATGAATCAATATTAACACCTGATATATTAGCTGACGGTGAGTGTTTATCTAATATATTAATGAACAAAAAATGTTCGGGAGATGATATATTATACAATACTGAAATAAAAAAATTAACTAATGAAGTAAATTTTAATTAAATAACCTATTTATATTAAACTGTTATAATGGAAAAGAGCTCGGTAGAATCAAAATTAAGAAAAATAATAAGAGAAGAGTTAGATTATTATTTTGATAGATTAGAGTCAAGATTAAATGAATCTAAATCTTCAGTCGTTTCAAGAACAACTAATAGTACGATTCGTGATAAACCTGAAGTAAAACTTAAAGAATCTAATATTGATATTGAAAAGAAAAACTTTAGGCAAAAATTTAGTGGTTTGATGGGGATTATTACAGAAGGTATGGAGTACCCTGAAGAAGAACAAGAGGGAAGTAAATCTATATTAAATTCAAATGTATTATCTAAATTAGGTACAAATCCTAAGACAGAAGGAGTTTATAAAGCATTAACTAAGGATTATTCTGAATTGATAAAAAAAATGAATAAAAAATAAATAATGGCAGTACCAACAGTATTTAGAGCATATGAATCAAACTTTATAAATGATAGAGCTGTTGGCATACTGCTACCGTTTAATGGAGATGCTGTATTGGTCGACATTCAATATCCAAAGCAGATAAATAGAAAAGGAGTTGTAAAAACTTTTAGATTATCATACTCAACCGAAGAACAAGCTATATCAAATTTAGTTAATTTACTTTTGACAACAAAAGGAGAAAGATTAATGCAGCCTAATTTTGGTTCAAGTATCCCTGAATTTTTATTTGAACAAAACAGTATTGAAGCTAGGGAGTCTTTGAGAGTATCTGTAATAAGTGATATTGAATATTGGTTGCCTTATATATTATTAGATTCAGTGCAAGTTATATCTGAAAGCGATATTGCATTTCCTGATAGTTATTCTGAGCATAATGTACAAATTAAAATATTTTTTAGAGTAACTAATATAGGTGCTAATAGAAGCATCACAATTTTTATAGATTCAGGTGTGGTTAATTTCGAAATAGAATAATATATGAGTTCAAAACTGATTAATAATAATATAAGGAAGGATATAAAGTATCTCAATAAGGATTTCGGAGAGATTAGGCAAGAGCTTATAGATTATACTAAAAATTACTTTCCTGATACTTACAATGATTTCAATGAATCATCGCCCGGCATGATGTTCATGGAATTAGCAGCAGCTACAGGAGACATACTCTCATTCTATACTGATATACAGTTACGAGAGTCTCTCTTGCTAACTGTAGAAGAGAATCAAAATTTATTTAACATAGCTCATTCATTAGGGTATAAACCTAAGTTTAGAACACCTGCATCAGTTGATTTAGATGTATTTCAACTAGTACCATCTATAAATAATGGTACTTCTGTAGTTCCTGATTTTAGATATTGTTTACAGATAGATTCAAATATGATTGTTAGTTCTGAATCGAATAAAACTTTCAGAACCATTGACAGTGTTGATTTTTCATATAGTTCTTCATTTGATTCAACTGAAATAACCGTATACTCATTAGATAACACAGGTGAGGTTGAGTATTTTTTACTAAAGAAAAATGTTAAGGCAGTATCGGGAGAAATATTGACTGCAAGTTATAATTTCGACTCACCGAAACCCTATGATAAAATAGTATTACCACAACTCGATGTTTTAGAAATTGTAGATATATATGATTCTAATAATAATAAATGGTATGAAACACCTTATTTAGCACAAGATTTAGTCCCAATATCAGTACCTAATTTACCATATAATGATTCACATCTAGCAAAATATAGGTCGACTGCTCCGTATTTGATTCAATTCAAGCAAACTGAGAGAAGATTTGTAACAAGACTTAGAGAAAACAATAGATTTGAAATACAATTTGGTTCAGGAGTTAGTTCTGAATATGACGAGGAAATAATTCCGAATCCATTTAATGTTGGTTTTGGTTTAGATTATTTCGAAAGAGCAGTAGATTTAAGTATAGACCCTAAAAATTTCTTATATACTAAGACCTATGGTAAATCACCTGCAAATACAACTTTAACTGTGAGGTACACAGTTGGTGGTGGAGTTGAGGATAATGTAGGGGCAAATAGTATATCGACAATAGTTCAGTCAAACATAACAACACCTCAATCTAATTTAGATTCTCAAATATATAATGCTGTACTAGATAGTGTAGCTATTAACAATCCAAAACCTGCAAGTGGAGGATTGTCAAGAAGAAGTGTTGAAGATGTCAGGAGAGAAGCTTTAGCTAATTTTGCATCACAGAATAGAGCTGTTACTAGAGATGACTATATAGTAAGAGTATATTCCATGCCTGTTAAATTTGGGGCTATAGCTAAAGTATGTGTTGACTTAGATGACCAATACTTAGATAATTCTATGGATATTCAGAATATAAATTATTTTGGAATTAATTTGCATTGTTTAGGATATGATGAAAATAAGAATTTAGCAGTATTAAATGATGCCGTTAAGTTTAATTTATTGAATTATCTAAAAGAATACAGAATTATGACAGATTCTGTAAGTATTAGAGATGCATTTATAATTAATATAGGTGTTGATTTCGAAATAATAGTTGATGAAGTATATAATAGTAATGAAGTTTTGTTAAGGTGTATAAAAAGTTTGAAAGATTATTTTGATATAGAGAAAATGGGTATAGGTAAACCTATATTTAAGAATAGTGTAATGAAAGAAATTTCTCAAGTTGAGGGAGTAATATCTGTAACAAATTTAAGTATTTTTAATCTATATGATGTAACGCTAGGATATTCAGGCAATGTTTATGACATAGATTCAGCAACAAAAAGGAATATAATATATACATCATTAGACCAAAGTATTTTTGAAGTTAAATATCCAAATAAGGACATTAGAGGTAGAGTAGTAAATTATTAATTATGTATCATGCGATTTATGCAACAAGAGACACCACATTATATGAAAAGAATTTTCGTAGGAATGCGGGTATTGACCAAGTATTAGAATTGATAAAGTATGTTGAAAGTGTTCCTGATGAGAATGATTTCTATTATGATGGTACATATAATTCAAGAATACTTTTAAAATTTGATATAAATCATTTAAGTAGTTTAATAGCATCGAATGTAGTTTCAAGAAGAGCTAAGTATCATGTATCGTTAAAAGCAACAGACGCTTCGGACTTACCCATAGATTATGATATTCATCTATTTGCCGTATCTCAATCTTGGGAAAATGGTGTAGGACATTATAATGACTACCCTGAAATTACTACAGGGGCAAGTTGGACTTATAGAAATGGATATTATGATGGAAATGGTCTAACTTGGATAAATAATTCATTTACAAGTGGAACAACAGGTTCTTTCTCTACAAACTCAGGAGGAGGAACTTGGTACACAGGTTCAGCTTTCTTTGCTTCGCAAAATTTCAATTATACTAAAAATCCTGATATAAAAATAAATGTTACTAATATAGTTCATAAATGGTTAAGCGGTAGTATAGCAAATAATGGTTTTATAGTAAAGAGAACATCGGCTGATGAGTTTAGTAGTGATTATAAAGGAGCAATAAGATTTTTTAGCACGGATACACATACAATATACATTCCTAAGTTAGAAATAACGTGGGACGATAGTGATATATCACAAAGTAGCAGTATAAGTGAAGTTTCTGATAATTTTGAAGTTATGGTTAGTAATATAAAAAAGAATTACCGTACAAATTCAAAATATAGATTTAGAATTTTAAGTAGAGATAAATATCCTACATTAGATTATTCAACAACTAATAATTATTTAAATTTTAAAAGATTACCAACCTCATCTTTTTATGCTATACAAGATAGTGTGACTGATGATTTTATAATACCTTTTGATACAGGGTCAACTAGATTAAGTATTGATTCTGAAGGTAATTATTTTAATATAAATATGGAAAGTTTACTTCCCGAAAGATTTTATAAAATAGTATTTAAAGTTGTAAATAATAAAAAATTTACAGAACATATAATTGATGAAGGATTTTATTTTAAAGTAGTGAGATAACATGGATAAGGATAATTTGGAAGTACTTAATGATTGCGTAGATTGTGGGATTAGTGAATCTAATACTAATTCAACTCAACTACCTATAGATACAGGGTATAGACCAATGCCATTACCTCCAATGTTTGATTTTGATTTAAAGTATGTCTATTTAAAAAATATTACATACAATAAAGAAAAATTATATACTAATAGCTTAGAACCTAGAAAAGACATAGCTAAAACAAATCAAGATAATGCATCAAATATAATACTTCAATATGATAATGTTGGAGATAAGTATACCGATGAAGAATTGTTTTACCTAGATAAAATATTTGTAGAGAAAAATAATTTCGGGACGAATGTAGTAAATATAAATTATAATAAATTACAAGATAATTCACTAGAGTTAATACCAAATTATTATAGAATATTACCTGAGAAAAGGATAATATTAGATAATGAATTAAATTCATATGTAGATTCAAGTTTTTCTTATTTTGTAGATTCTGAGTTCGGCAATCCTGAAACAATATATCCAATAGGAACATTCTTCAGGGTAGCAAATGGAGTATCAGTAAGTTCAGCATGTGACCAACAAGTATATTTTGTAACTAAAGGTAATTGTGTATGTTCTATACCTAATACAAAAACATTACAAGTAATGCTTGTAGAAAGAAATAAGTATATACAAGGTGTATTTGTTATAGAACCTTCTGAGTTTGAATCTTTTGAAATAACAGATTCGTGTGCAGATAAAACTTCCGAATGGATACCAAGATTTGAAATTGATTCGGGATGTAAAACTCCTGATTTAGAAATAGATTTAAGTGCATTAGATAGAATTCAAATACCAAAACTACCTGATGTAATACAAGGAGCAGCAGGAGCAGCAGGAGCAGCAGGAGCAGCAGGCCCCGCGGGTGCAGCAGGTTCAGCAGGTTCAGCAGGTTCAGCGGGAGCAGCAGGTAAAGATGGAAAGGACGGAAAATGTCCTGATTGCGAAAAACCAACTCCAACACCAACTACAACTCCACCAACTACTACACCTCCAATAACAGCGAGACCTACACAAACACCTACACCTACACCAATTCCTATAGATAGCTTAGGGTGTAAATGTTATAGTATTTTAAATGATGATTTAGAGAGTAATGAGGCTGTAGTATCGTATACATCATGTTCGGGTGAAGTTACTACTATAAGTTTATTATATAGTCAAGCAAGAAGTATATGTGTTAGAAATGGTACATCACCTGTAAGTAATTCTAATGCATCAATAACACTGTCAAGTAAAACTTGTACAAATAATTTAGATTGTTCATCTGTCCCTACACCAACTGAAACTACTACTACGTCTCCAACAACTAGTAAGTACTATGAATTAGCAGGGTGTGATAATTCGGGATATGCGTATACTACTATACCACCTTCTTTAGGAGTTGGGCAAAGATATATAGACCCTATAAGCGGAGTATTGTATACTTATACAGGAGCTAGACCTTTGGAAATACAACCTAGTAGATATAACGGAAGCATACAAATAGTAACAGGTAAGCAATACTGTTCAAATTCAGATATAACCAATCCAACAACACCTCCACCTGCTCCAACTCCTACTGTAGTTGTAAGTTCTAATTTATCATATAATTTATATGCGTGTGGTACAACAATATTATCAGGAAAGAGAATTCCGTACACAGGTACATATAGTGGGGGAGAAGTCATAAAAGCAAGTAATGGAATATGTTATACAGTAGCACAAGGAAATTCTTCAGAGGAATCTAATGTTAGAGTACTATTTGGATTTTCAACATGTTCACAATGTTCACCTGTCCCCCCAATCACTACACCTCCAATAACAGCAAGACCTACTCCGACTCCTGAACCAACACCGATTCCAACTTCAGAACCAAGTATAGTTGATTGTGAATGTTATGATGGATATATAACAGATGATTTAGGATTTAATTACGAAGATTGCTATGGAAATAGAGTAGCAAATACTACAGGTAGGGAAATTAATAACCCAATATGTTTTAATATTAAAAAACCGTATTCAAGTAACATACAAGCAACACAGTTATCAGAGAATTGCTCTTGTGGTGGGTTATTTAATCCAACGATACCTACAACTCCCGAAGTACCATCAATAGGCACGGGTACTACATCGGGTGAGAACGGTAATACGTCAGATGTATTACCACCAAATGAATTAAGAATTGATAATTTTAGATAATATACGATGTCATTAGAAAGATATACTAACAGTACTGAAATTATAAATGCTAAAAATAAAGTAGAAGCATTTGTAATATCTAAAAATGATATAAACACAATAAGTCAAGATATTGCTGTACTATCTGAAATATCTACAGATTCTAGCTCGAAATATAAATTAAGTGTAGAATCTCATGTGTATAATTTTAAAGGTGATTATATATTATCAGAGTATAATACACCTTATAAACATTCAAATAAATATTCAGATTTTACTTTTGACATTGCTAGTATATATGATAGTAATAATTTACTATACGGCAATTTTAAAATAGTTATGTCATTTCTTGTAAATTTAATAGGAGACTATGATAATAATCCATTTTCATTACAAGAAATTAGTCCTGATAGAACCGAACTAAAATTAATTGTCAAAGAATCTTATATACTAAACAATCCAAGTATATTATCTGAAGTTGAATTATTTAAAAATTTTGCGGGAAGTCTTAAAGTAAAAAACTTATTAAATAATTTAGTTTTAAACTTCAATCAAAATAGAGTAAATCAAGTAGTAAATGTAAAAGTTGATTGTAGAGAAAGAATAGTATTATATATTAAACTATACTCACCTCTGCCAAGTGATACATTAAACAATGATAATTGCCATATAGCATATAAAGTACTAGAGGATTACATTGATGTATTTAATGTAAGGTCTACTAATAATTCGATAAATGATTTATCTAAATATCCAAATTCTGTAAAAATATTAAGCAATTCTAATTTCATACTATGTTCAGATAATGAAGTTAGTAATGAGACGGACGTAAAAAATTGGAATTCTTTATTAGATAGTGATTCAGATACTACTAATAGTATACTAAATAAAATATTTTCAGGTTCAGCAGATATAGACTTAAACATAGATTTTACAGATTACAAAAATTTTGTGTACTACGGCTCTGCTTTAGAAAGAATAAAAAATTATGATTATAAATTAAAATTAATAGAGTATTATAAAATTCAATATGCACAAGCAAATACTTCTGTTTCAGGCTCAACGTATGCTGTAAAATCAGCAGATAATTATAATAGCAAAATTAATAAAATTAAAAATAGTTTTGATAGATTTGAAGTTTTTTTGTATGAAAAAACAGGAAGTTTATTTAGTCATGATATTTCAGGTAGTATAGAACCTAATCCAAAATATATACAAAACGGAAAATATATAAATTTACATACAACAAGTTCACAATATATATCTTGGTATCAAAAAAATGTAAATGTAGCTACTGAATTTGATAGAACTAATTATACAAGTTTTTACTATAATACTCCTGACCATATATTAAGAGATGATAGGAATAGTCAATATGTAATGTTCTTACATATGATTGGGCAGCATTTTGACAATACTCACAATTTTATACGGAAGTTAACAAGTATACATGAACGAGATGAACATCCTGAGAGAGGCATACCAAATAATTTATTACCATATTATGTAAAATCTTTAGGGTGGAAAATTCAAAATACACGTAATTTAAGTGATTTATGGTTATACAAGTTAGGAACTAATTCAACAGGAAGTTATGAAGAACCTTCGGGAGACTTAGTAAGTAAATCTTATGAAAACTTAACACATCAAATTTGGAGAAGAATTGTTAATAATTTACCTTATTTACTAAAAACAAAAGGTTCTATAAGGTCGGTAAGAGCACTTTTTTCAATATATGGAATTCCGTTTACATTGATAGGAGTGAAAGAATATGGAGGCCCTCAAATAGATGAAGATAATCCACCTTTACTAGCAGAAGATAAGTTTCAATATTTATTAAATTTTAAACAAAATCAGTATATACACATACCAAGAAGGTTATATACATCATCTATAGATAATATAAGTAAAGTACCACAAACTACCGAGTTTAGATTTAGAACTCAGTATACAGGAAGTGTCAGCATGAGTTTGTGGGCTGTTGAGGATTATGCTGATAAGAATAATATACTTCAGAATTTACAAATAGTACGATATCCATATTCATTATATGGTAAAAATACGTATGGTTATTTAAAATATACTTTAAAGACAGGTTCTTTAGGAAATTTTAAAACAATACAATCTACAAGTAGTCTTATGCCATTATATGATAATGATATATGGACTATTAGAATACACAGCAATCAACCTATATACAGTGGTTCTTCATTTAATGGATTAATTAATATAGATTGTGCTAAGGCAAGTGATTTTGTTGATAATAGAATATCAATTTCATCAAGTTTTAGCATATCTGCAAGTCCAAGTAGCTTATTATATTCATTAGGAGCAACAAAAACTATATTGCCTACAGGGCATAAAGTTATTTTTGGAGGAACTACAGGAAGTAATTCGGTTAGATTTAGCGGTTCACTGCAATCATATAAAGAATATTTTGGTAAATACAGCAAAAATGTATTTGATGCACACGTATTAAATCCTTCGAGTTATAATGCTAATTCGTATACATCATCATATGATGAATTATTTAGATATTATCCTTTAGGAATTGATAATATTAGAGATGACCATTCTACATACTCAAATGTTAGCTCAAGCCATCCAAATCAAAATTTTTATGGAACTAATCCTGCTAAATTTAGAAATTTTAGTGGAACTCAAGCATCTCAGTATACATCAAAAACAGAAACTCACTATAGGCAGTATCCATCATTAGGAGCAAATAATCCAAAGTCAAATAAAATTAGGTTTGAATCTACTGAATTATTGACTGATTTAGCACCTGATAGGAAGGCTACAGTTAGTAGATACGATAAAGAGCAGAAAGATAGTAATAGATTAGCTATAGTATTCTCGCCAACAGACCAACTTAATAAAGATATATCAAATCAATTTGGTGCTTATAATTTTGAGAATTTTGTAGGAGACCCTAAAGATGGAACATCAAATAGTTATAAGTCACTAGATTCTGCTAGAAATGATTATTTCAAAAAGTTTGCGAGAGCGAATGACATTGGAAAATACATAGAAGTATTCAGTTTATATGATTATTCAGTATTTGAACAAGTAAAACAACTAGTTCCTGCACGTTCTAATTTGATTGCAGGTGTATTAATAGAGCCATCAATATTAGAAAGGTCTAAGATAGGCAGAAAATTTCCAATAGTAAGTTTTCCAAAACAAGATACGATATTGGAGGGTGCTGTAATGGATATAAACTCTAATTTAGTACCCAATAACATTGGTAATTTAAAATATCCATTAGAAGTAGAAATAGAAAGGTCTAAAAATAAAACATCTTTAAAATATTCTCCACAATTAGAACTTGAAAGAAATAAAATAAAATCAAAATATAAAGTTAAGTTAGACATTGAAGTAGAAAGGAGTAAACATAAAGCATCTAAAAATATCAATGTATACAGCATAGATAATACAGTAGCAAATAGTAATTTAAGAATAGATTCAATAGGTAGAGTATCTTTATTAGATGCTAAATTAGATTTAAAAAATTATTATAATAATGTATTAAATTCTAATGATATATTAAATTTAGTATTAGATAGTAATAACAATGCTGTTACAATAAATGCAAATTTAAAATTAAATGATACATATTTTAGAAAAGTACAACCTTTACAGAATGCTGATGTTATATTAGATACTATAAGTTATACATATAAAGATATAAATGGAGTAGTAAGGCAAAAAACAGTATCAGATTATGTATATAAGCCTTATAGAATAAATACTAATGTAACTAAAAGAAATTTAAATAAAAATAATTTATTAAATATAAATGAAAATGCCATTGGTTCATTCTATGTTAGAAACATATCATCAACTATAGTTGAATTCAATGAAATTCAATTAAATAGTATGGATTATACATTTTATTTCAAGACTTTCCAACCTAACATATCAGTTGAGAAAAGTTTAAAAGGTATTTTATTTAAGGAATTTTTAGATAAGTATAATTATACAGTATTTAATAAAAATAATACAATATTTAGAAAACAAAATGGGGGAGGTATTATAAATCAACATATAAGTGGTTCTAGTATTAACAGCAAATACACAAGAGTTGAATATTATTATTCAAGTTCGGGAAATTTTGTACTAGGTCAAACTTCTCCAAATATGTTAAAATCTCCTGTTTATTTATCAAATGTTGGAGGTTATAGTAATGATTTTAACAGAGAATTATATTATAAAATTAATAAAGAATATAAAGCACATTACTCATCATCACTTGTATATTCTAATTATCAATATGTGGAAGATAGTAATACTATGAGGGTTAGATTTAGAGGTTCTAAAATTTCGGGAGCAGGTATAAATATAGATTCTACGGAAACTGTTTACGGTGGGCCTGTCGTATCTGTTAAAATTGTAAATGAAAATGAAATAATAGTTCAATAATTTGAAAGAAAGTATATATTTATAATAAAAAAACTTTAATATGGGATATTTAAACAATTCCTCGATTGTTATTGATGCAGTTCTTACAAAAAAAGGCAGAGAATTGTTGGCAAGAGGACAAAATGAATTTAGAGTAACGTATTTCGCATTAGCAGATGACGAAATAGACTATACTTTGTGGAATAGTGACCATCCACTAGGAAGTGCATATTACGGAAGAACTATAGAAAATCTTCCGATTACAGAAGCAGTTACCGATGAAACTCAAGTTATGAAATACCCATTAGTTACCCTACCTAAGAATACTATTAGAATTCCTGTGGTATCAGTAGCTCAAAATTCATATACATTCAAATCTCCAACAGATAGAATAACTATAACTCCCAACACTGTAAACTTTCCAAGCGGAAATATTGCATTGGGGTATACAGCTGTATTAAGTGATAGCGATGTAGCAACATTTGTTTCAGTATCACCATCACCTGCTCAAGCATCAGGTCAAGATACAGCTAGTAGTGTACCATTAGCTATTAGTGATTTAGAATCATCTCAGACAGTAACTGTTAGTGGAACTTCATTTGTTCTTTCAGGTAAGTTTTCCACTATTAGGTCAAAGAAGTCAACATTGACTATTATAGGAAATGAAACAGGTGGTAGAGTTACTATTGAATTGACAGTAAATAGACTGACTCAAACAAACTCTTCTGCTGCAAATATTACTGTATAATAAAATAAAAAAATATGTTCGTTAGATTCCAAGCTGATGATATTGTTCCAAATCAACAGGAAACTGTAACAAGAGCAATGTTTTCGAATAACGTAGGTAACTTAATTACGTTTTTCACATCCTCTGCTCAAACAGCAGCTCAAAAGACATACTATTACGAATTATTTAATAGTGCATCTAGTTCACCAACAGCAGAAGCTCAGTTTTCTATTGCTTTTGGTCATAGATTCGGTTCAGGGTCTGCGGGTGAGGGAGGTCAAGTAGATGATACACCATCAAGAGCTATATATTCACAGTATAGACAATTATGTTTAGATGCGGGTATTAAATCTTTTACAAATGATGGTGCTAATTCTAATTTTATATATGTATTTAATTTTAATAGGTCAAGACTTAAAGATGGTATTGACGAAGGAAATATTGAGATTAATCTGCATCATTTATCAGGGTCTCAGTATATTGGAGGGCCGGGTACAAACTCTGCACATACAGGTTCTAACGTTAAGTTAGGTAATGCAAGAGCATTGAGATTAGTTGATGATAGTAAAATAGCATCAGCAACAATGACATCTGCGGGAGAAGTGTATAATATAGTTTCAGGTTCTATAGAAAATGGAGTATTTAGTTCAGCATCCCCGAAATATTATGGTAAGATATTCCCAAGACTAGGTGTGGTTGTATTAGATGGTCATAAATTAGATTTATCTGCATCTTTTGGAACAGTAACAGGCTCAGATGTTGCAGGTGATAATGCTTTTAAGTTATATAAATCACTATCAGGTTCAGCAGCAAGACTTACAGATTTAAGTGGAGATAAATTAGGATTATCGGCAAGAAGTAAAGAGTATGTTAAATCAACTCATTATTTCGTAAGAGCTAGAGCATCTCAATTTAATTTCTCTAACAATCCTACATTTGTAACAGGTTCTGATGGTGACTTAGCCATTTCAGATTTCATAAATGACCCAAAAGTATATCTTACAACCATAGGATTATACGATGACAATAAAAATTTGTTAGCTGTTGCAAAATCAAGTAAACCAATACAGAAATCATTCAGAAAAGAAACTCTGATTGAAGTAAAGTTAGATTATTAAAAAATACTAAATGAATCCTATATTATTTGAAAATTATTTAGCACTTCCCGAATCACTTCGAGAAAGATATTTGCAACAATTATTTCCTAATGAAGGCGATAGGGTTCAATTTAGGGCAGATTTAAATGCATATTTATTAGGAGGTTCTTCCAATAATAATGAAGATAGTCAAGCTCCTGAAGGTGGGGGAGGTGTAAGTAGAGGTTTTAACCCAACTCCCACACCAACACCTTTACCTATATTAGGTTCAGGATGTCAGTGTTATAGTATAACAAATGATGATTTAGAAAGTAACGAAGCTGTAGTATCTTATGTATCATGCTCAGGTTCAGTTACAACTATTAGTGTATTTTATAGTCAGACAAGAAGTATATGTGTTAGAAACGGCACAACACCTTCAAGTAATTCAAATGCATCGATAACATCTTCAGGTAAAAGTTGTACAAATAGTTTTGATTGTGCTCCCGTTCCAACACCTACTCCGATACCTGTAACTGTAAGATACTATGAATTAAATGGATGTAATGGTGGTTATGCGTTTACTACGATTAGACCTGACACTCCTAATCAAACTTACATAGACCCTATAACTAATCAATTTTATGTTTATACAGGTAGTACAAGAGACCTTTCAGATGTTCCCAATTTTTTCAATGGAAGCATACAGAAAGTTTTCGGAAGACAAAACTGTACGGCAGATGGCGATGGTGGAAGTGGTGGCAGTGGAGGTGGAACTGAAGAAATTAGAACAACTTACTATGAATTAGTAAATTGTAATGGAAGTGATATAAAGTATACAACTACTAATGCATCACGTAATCAAAGATTTAGTAATACAACTCGTCTTACACTAGGTAGACCTATATATACATTTTCAGGTAGAAGTATATCTACTAGTAC